CTTCTTCTTCGACTAATATTTAATTATATTAGTTGATATAACTTAACAAACTTAACATAACATAACATAACCTAACAAAACATAACATGACCACTGTAGCTTTATTGGCGTTGCAAATTGGACGCGATGAGAAATTGGTTGAGGAGGTGATGCGTACTATATTGGTTAAGAGGTCTGGTGCCTTTTACATTGATATTAATGAACGCATACGTAAGAAGTTGGCGGAGGTCAACGAAGCGAGTAGGGAGGTGAGAATGAGTAAAACGTTGCCGTACAAGTTGACTACTGAGGAGTTGGTGATAGTGCAAAGGATGTTTAGTGAGTATCGGGTATCTGTATATCCGTCTCTGGATGCTACTAATCATTTATTCTCTACTGTTCGAATGTTGGCAAGGGATTATTTGCGTAATTTGGTTTACGATTTCCAAGAGGGGGTAGTGGAGTTTTTCAATGATGTTAAAACAATTATATGGGATAACAAACTGAATCACCATGCTTGTTATGTGTTTTCACATGATGGTGATGAGGGTGAACATGTAGAAGAAATGTACAATGTTGTCCGTACATATAACAGTGTTGATGCGAGACATTCGTTGAGTGAGTCTATAAGTATGTTTTCAGAAGACCCTAGTTTTTTTAAATGTACTGATCCGGGGACTTGTAAGAAGAAGGCCGGAGCTTGTTTGTTTGATCATACGTTGTATTCGATGCCTTTGGAGCAGGTTGCTACCGTTATGAAACGTAGGGGTTTCGGGGTAGCTTATGGATATTTTATATACTCTCCTGAAATGTTAGTAGAGGGATTGGAGACTGGCGTTTTGCCTAGTGTAGCTGGTCGGTTCTACAGAGATGAAGCGCATAATACTTTACGTATCGTAGCGGGGAATGAAAGGAAGTTAAGTTCTGGTTGGGATTTGGCTCAGTATTTGCGTTATGCCGTGGAAAACGTCATATATGCTTGTGGAGAGGTTTTTAGTTACGAAATTGTCGCTACCAAGGGTAATTTGGTGTTTTACAAGGTCGTATCTTTAGGTAGTGATTCTATTGAGAGCACGTTGGTTAATCACGTATTGTGGGAGGATGAGTTGGAAGATCGGGTAGTGATTAAGGCTCATAAATTGAAGAATCGGACTTTAGACCCAACCGATTATAGGAGTTATGAAGATTATCAGTTTACAGTACCGAAGAAACCATTTGAAGCTACCTACATTTGGGCCAATAACGTGAATAAGCAAGATTTGTTGCGTGATCAGGTATACGAGTTCTATATGAATGCTAACGATAAGGCTATAATAGCCGGGGGAGCGATTGTTATGCCGCAGAGGTTGGATAAAGATCATTTGGGTTTGGCGGTTAATGCCGTGTTTGGTGAATGCTTTGAAAGTAGATTCAATGAGAATGTTGTTACTTCTCAGGCTTGTGCAACGGAGTTGATGAATTTTGCTTTGAAGAGAAAGAATATCGGAAGTTTAGCTATGGTGTATTTAAACACAGTATGTAACAATTGGTACGATAAGACGATAGGTGATTTAGTTCGTAATTTTCGTGATTGGTGTTTGAAAATTGATCAATCGAATAGTATGAAGTATGAGGTTGCTGATTCTGTTGGCTACACTAATTGTAGACAGTTGGTCAATCATGGAAAGCTGTTTGATAGTCTGTATCGTGATTATAAGTTGTTAAGCTTACAATTTCATACTGCTTTCGGTGGAAGTAAATATTACACATGTTTAACTAATCGTAGGGAGTTGATGGAGCACATTTATAAGCGAGGTTGTAGTTATGGGTCGGATGTGATTAGTAAGTTAACTAAGTGGAGTAATTCTGGTGGTAGTAGTTGTTCTGATACAGAGTCGAGTACAGTTTGTTCTGATACTGATGAGGATGTTGATTGTAAGGAGTTGAATAGACATATAATGAGACTGTCTGTATTTCCAAAGAGAATAGTTTATCTGAACGATAAATTGTATAGTTACTTGTCTGAAACATTCGGCAGCAATATGGTTTCTAAGTTTGGTTGTACCGATGAAGTTTCGAATGTCTGTTACATTGATATGGGTGCACGGAGGGCAGGGAAGCTAAGGGAGTTATTTACGGGCATTACTGGGAATCGTATGGTTACGTTTGTACCTGAGGTTGTAGGTAGGGTAAAGGAGTTGTCTGATGAAGCGAAGGTTTTGGTGGAGAGGATTGTTCGTGAAGCTGATGCGACAAAAAGAATTGGTCCTCAGTATGAGAAACCGAAGACTTTTGTGGAGACTTTGGAGGTTACTACTAGTGTCGAAATTATTGAACCACCTCGTATGGCAAACCCGTTGAATGTTATTCAGAATGCATATGATAAAGCATTTCCCGGTGCTTCATTGTCGAGTCGTGTATTCGATTGGGGAATGATAAATTGTCAAGACTTGAAGGTTAATATGGAAACTGTCAGAATGCGATTGAACTTGACTAAGAAGTTGCCTATGAAAACTGAAGTTACTTTCGATTCGAAGTTGAAAACGGCAATGGTACCTCCAGTGCAACAGTTGTTGACTACTACACTTTTGGCTACTGCTAAACGTAATTGCAATATACCTACAATTTCTGGAGTTGTGCATACTCCTACGTTGGTTGACGATGTCTTACATAAGTTTCTGGAGACCTTTTGCATTCCTCATGCTCAGGTGTTGATTAACAAATACCGTGACAATCCAATAACGGTTAACGAAGATAATGTGGAAATGTGGGTTTCGCGATTCGAGGATGTTGATTTAAAGAAATTACGATCTAGTGGTTTTACGTTGTCCGATAAGTTGATTGATCGTTATACATTGTCTTTAAAGAAAGATGGAAAGGCTACCGTTGAGAAAGGGGCAAAAGGGAAGATGGCTTACCCACAGGTGGTTAACGCTTCTGAAAAAGGCGTCAATGGATATTTTTCACCTTTGTTGATGGAGTTACGGGCGAGAATCATGAGTGTTCTTAAACCTAATGTGATGTTAAATATGAGAAAGTCTTCGGATGATATCAGACAGTTCTTGAATGTACATGAAGTCTATGGTATACCTGTTAATTACGGTGAGAATGACTTTTCGAAGTATGATAAGTCGCAGGATTGGACATGTATGTATATTGTTTGGTCAGTGTGTGCGTTATTTGGGTTTAACGTACTAGATTTGGATGCTTGGATTAATGGTCATATTAAAGCGGATTCGATATCGATGCCAGCTGGAATTAGACTGTTGTTTTATTTACAGCAACGTTCTGGGGATGCTGCTACAGCGCTGTTCAATTCAATAATTAATATGTCAACAGTTAGTCAGACTTACGATATTGAAGAGTATTTGTATGCTATGTTCTTGGGTGATGACTCGCAGTTAGCTATGTTAGGAAGAATTGATGAAGCAGGAGCAAGTGAAAAGATGGCGGAGTTGTTTAATTTGGCTGCTAAATTTGAACAGACGCCGTATGGTGCCTTTTGCTCAAATTTTATAGTTAAGATTGATAGTGAGTGCAGAACTGAGTTTATGCCGGATCCGTTCAAGAGAATTGAAAAGTTAAGTGTGTGCAGAGCTCGTGAAGAGAGTACATTGGATGATATGTACCAATCTTACGCTGAATTGATGAAACCATATAATGATTATGCAGCCTTGAAGCAACTGGATGTTGCTGTACAGGCTCGGTACCATTTGTCTGAGTCCGTTATGAATACACTTTTGGCTTTGAATACTTTAGCCGTATCGAAGGATGAATTTCGTAAGATGTATTCTGATACTCGTAGTGTTAAGGAGTATTAAGTTTCTTTCTCGTAATTGACAATTACGAGTTTTCTTGTGTGAAGAAATAAG